TTGTGAGAAAATTCAACGAACTATGGATAGTGGTCTTCGGATTACTATCCTTTTTTATTATGGTAGAAACAGCACACCTGAACTACCACAGGTCAGAGACACCTCAGTGTCGGATCTCTGACTGATTGGCTTTTGCCCTCTACGGAGGATACCATTAGCCGTCTAGACGGTGGGATAGACCACAACAAAATGATCAAAAAATTTTCAGCTGAAGAAAGTTAATATAAATTTTATCCATAACAATGGCACAACAAAATAGCACACTGACCACTAATTTAACAGGGCCAGGTGCAAATAATGGTGACGTTTCAACCTATACCGCTGGTGAAGGTGCGAGACGTGCGCTGTATCTTAAATTGTTCAGCGGTGAGCTGTTCAAAGGATTCCAACGCAATACAATTGCAAGGGATCTAGTAATGAAGAGAACTTTGAAGAACGGTAAGAGTCTTCAGTTCATCTATACAGGTCGTACAAGTGCGGAATACCACACTCCAGGCAACAGCATATTAGGTAACTCTGATAATGCACCTCCAGTTGCTGAGAAGACTATCACTTGTGATGACCTACTTGTTAGTTCTGCATTCGTGTATGAGCTTGATGAGACACTTGCACACTATGACCTACGTGGAGAGATATCACGTAAGATTGGTTATGCTCTTGCAGAAACTTATGATAGAAAGATCTTCCGTGCAATCACAAAGGCTGCACGTCAACCTTCTCTAATCACAAAGACAAACTTTAAAGAGCCAGGTGGATCTCAGATTCGTGTAACTAATACTGCTGGTAGTGTAACCAACGGTGCTGCTGCATATGACTCTACTGCTCTAATCAACGCATTCTATGATGCTGCGGCTGTTTTAGATGAGAAGGGAGTAAGTACAGAAGGTCGTGTAGGTGTTCTAAACCCACGTCAGTACTATGAACTAATCCAAGCTGTTGGATCTAATGGTCTTGTAAACAGAGACGAGCAAGGTGATGCATTACAGTCAGGTAATGGAATCATTGAAATTGCTGGTATCAAGATTTATAAGTCTATGAACATTCCGTTCTTTGGACGTTTCGGTACTAAGTATGGTACTGCATCTGCAACAAACCCAGGTGTAGCTTCACCAGGAAATATCGGAGACTTCGTAGAAGTTGAGATGGTTGATGAGACTGGAGCTACTGCTCATGGTGCTACTAAGACTGTTAACAACTATGGTAACGGTACTAACGCATTTGAGAACAGCTGTGGACTTATCTTTGGTAGAGAAGCTGCTGGTGTTGTAGAAGCAATCGGACCTCAAGTTCAAGTAACATCTGGAGATGTATCAGTCATCTACCAAGGAGATGTAATACTCGGACGTTTAGCAATGGGTGCCGACTTCTTGAACCCTGCTGCTGCAGTGGAATTGATTGCTGGATTAGATCCAACATCTGATGCTACTGGAGCTACCACAACAGGTAACGCTAAGTTTACTTAATATATTATTCATATGGGGAGGCTTCGGTCTCCCTTTTTTATTACAAAATTTTTTATGGCTTCCACGACAATTGATACCGAGACCGAACTCTCCGCTGTAAATGCTATCTTGGGAGCTATTGGTCAATCACCAGTAACTTCTATTGAAAACTCACAAGCTAACCCAGAAATAGCATTCATCTATAATCTATTAAGAGATTCTAATGTGGATGTACAGAATGAAGGTTGGCACTTTAATACAGAAAAACATATACACATAACACCTGATCAAAATGGTAAAGTAGAGATAGCTTCTGATATAATTAAAATGGATATGGCAGATGGCTGGAGTAAAAGACATTATGATGTAGTTAGAAGAGGAGGATATTTATATGATAAATTTGACCATACATTTGATTGGTCTGATCACACAGAAGTAGTATTAGATGTAGTTAAATTATTTACATTTGCAGATGTACCTGAACCGTTTAAAAGATATATAATATATAAAGCATCTACTAGAGCTGCTACACAATTAGTAGGTAATCCTCAGTTAGCTAGATTACTAGCACAACAAGAAGCATTAGCTAGAGCTACATGTATGGAGTATGAATGTAATCAAGGTAATCATTCTATGATGGGATTCCCTGAAGATTCTAACTATCAAACATATCAACCTTGGAGGAATCTTTCAAGATGAAGGCACCAGAAAATAAAGATACTATATACCATTTACCTACTGTATCTCATGATAATGATGTGAATGAAAGAATGCCTGTTATTAAGGATTCACCAGAGAGGAAAGAATGGATACATCTATATGGAGATGTTAAGAAAACTAAGAAGAGAACTAAGAAAAAGAGGGTAGGTTAATGACAGCAATAACACAAAGCGTACCTAATTATACAGGAGGTATCAGTCAACAACCAGACGAAAAAAAGTTTCCAGGTCAAGTAGTTGATGTTGTTAATGCTATACCAGATGCTACAAATGGATTATATAAAAGACCTGGAGCTGAAAGAGTAGGTACAGGTAAACTAGCTTCTGTAGCTACTGGTGGGTCATTCTTCCATTACTATAGAGATGAAACAGAAGGATCTTATATAGGACAAGTAGATGCTAATGGAGCATTAAAGGTATGGAAAGCTAGTGGTGATAATGCTGGAGCTGCTCAAACTATTGTTTATGGTACTGGTGGAGAAACAGCTATCAAAGCTTATTTAGCTTCAGCTACTCCTGAAGATATACAGTTCTTAAGTATTAATGATACTACATTTGCAAGTAATAGATCTAAAGCAGTACTACATAGTGGTACTACTGATGGAGCATCTGATACTCATTATGCATATGTAGAGATATTGAGAACAGAAAATGGTAGGCAGTATTCTTTAAATGCGTATAGTGGTGAAGGTACTACTGATATATCTAGGGCAACTAGAGTATCTATATCATCTGATACTTTAGCAGAAGGTGGTGGTACTGGTCACTGTCCAGGTATAGGTACACAAGTATTCAGTGTAAATAGTGGATCTAAAAAGAATCTAATATTTCGTATTACAACATTAGGTCAACAAGGACAAACTAGTGGTGGTGGTAATGATGGTAATGCTCTACCAGCTGGTTCTTTCAGTTGTTCATATAATAGACAAGCACAATTACTACATGGTGGAGAAGGTTGGGCAACTGGAGATACTGATGGAGCATTAACAGTTTCTCTAACTCAAGCTTCAGTAACTTATAACTATACTATTGCTATAACAGATCATGAAACTGTACCAGTTAAAGCTGATATAAAAGCAGTACGTCCTGCACCTACACCATTTGATGCAGAGACAGCTGTTACTATTGATACTATTATTGGTGGTATAGTACAAGAATTATCAGGTACTGGTATTACATGTACGGTTATCGGTAACGGTATATACATGACAAAAAGTGATGCATTTCAAATCGAGATAGTTAATAAAGATTTAATGAGAGTAATGCAATCATCAACTAATGATGTTGCTAATCTACCTAGCCAATGTAAAGATGGTTATTTAGTTAAAATTGAAAACTCTCAAGAATCAGATGATGATGATTACTATTTAAAATTTGAAGGAGAGAATGGTAAAGATGGTCCTGGTGCATGGGTAGAAGTAGCTGGCCCTGGTTTAGTTAAGGGATTTGATAAGTCTACTATGCCACATGTTATACAAAGAACAGCTTTAGCTAATCAAGGTACATCTTCAGAAATAGCTACATTTACTGTTAAACAGTTCGATTATCCTGACAGAGCAGTAGGAGATGATACTACAAATAAGATACCTACTTTCGTTAGTATACGATCTGGTCATCCAGACTATGGCGGTAGTAATGAAGATAAATATATAAATAAAGTTTTATTCTTTCGTAATCGACTAGCATTCTTATCCGGTGAACGTATCATAACATGTCAACCTGGAACTTTAGGTGCTCCTGATTTCTGGGCTAAGACAGCCTTAGCTGTATCAGCTTCTGATCCTATAGATATATCTAGTAGCTCTATGTTTCCATCAGATTTATATGATGGTATAGATATTAATGCAGGTCTATTAGTATTTAGTAGTAATCAACAATTCTTATTGTCTTCTGATGATACAGTAATGAATCCTGATACTGCTAAACTTAGAAGTGTAGCTACATATAATTATAATACTAATATACCTCCTATATCTATGGGAGTATCAGTAGGTTATATAGATAACTCTGGTAAGTATAGCCGTTTCAATGAGATGCTAAATACTGCTAGAGAAGGAGAACCTACAGTAGGTGAGACAAGTAAACTTGTACCGTCTTTACTTCCTAAAAGTATAGATTTAATAACTAATTCCAGAGAAAATCAATTAGTATTATTTGGTAAGACTGGTAGTAATACAGTATACGGTTTTAAATATTTCCAGTTAGGAGATAAGAGGCAGCAAGCTTCATGGTTTAAATGGCAATTTAAAAATAATTTAAAATATCATTTTATTATTGATGATGATTATTACTTCTTAGATTCTAATGATTTCTTACAACGAATAAGTATTATACAATCTGATGATGACATAAGTATTGATCAGGATAATGTTAATTATCTTCTTCATTTAGATAACCATGTTGAAGTAACTGGTGGTGTTCATGATACAGCAACTAATGTAACTACATTTACTAATCAATCTGATTGGATAGATGAGGTTACTAATGGTTCTACAGATTTAGTTATTATAGATAAAGAACCTGGATCAGCTACAAGATTAGGTAGGTATGCATCATGCACTGTAATCAATGGTGATGACTTCACAGTACCTGGTAAATGGACAGATACTTATCAATTAGGATACTTATATGAATATAATGTTAAGTTTCCTAGAATATATAGTACAAAAACTGAAGGTAATAGATCAGTAGCAGATGTTAATGCTTCTTTAGTATTACATCGTATTAATTTAAACTTTGGTAAAATTGGTCTATATGAAACTACATTAGATAGAATAGGTAAAGCTCAATATAATGAAATATATGAGTCTTCTTTATCTGATGAATATGAAGTATCGGATGCTCCATATCTTGAGGAGTATATACAAACAGTACCAATATATGAAAAGAATAAGAACGTAGATATTACACTTAAATCTAAACACCCTGCTCCAGCTACATTACATTCAATGTCTTGGGAAGGAGACTATTCACCTATGTACTATCAACGTGTCTAAATTTGATATACAACCACTAACAATTGAGGCTGCTTACGAGGTAGCCTCTAATTTACTTCCAGAAGACCGTAGAGAGGTCGAAGAAGGTCACGGGATAGATCCTGTAGACATAGCCTATTTGGCTGCTCAGAGATCCTCTGCGATATCTTTCACTGCCCCCAACGGCAAGACTGCCGGAATGGCTGGCATAGAAGATGATGGGATTGTATGGATGTTATGTACTCCAACAATCCATGAATACCCAATTGCATTTGTTAAAGGAGCTAAGGAATTTATAGATGGTCGATCTATTCCTTTCATCCATAACATAGCAGATGCAAGAAACAAAGTCCATTTAAAGTTACTAAAGTTTTTAGGCTTTAATTTTTTAGGAGAAATTTCCTATGGACCTAACAATATAACATTTATTAAATTCTCAAAGAATTATGTTTGACGCAATATTTGGTACCCCAAATAAAGATAAGGCTATGGCTTCACAGCGTAACCTTATGCACAACCAGTTAGCTCAAGGAAACCAGTTACATAACACAGGTACAACTGGTAAAATGCAGCAAGAACTTGCTATAATGAATTATCGAAAGCGAATAGCTAACGATGTTCAAAGAGCAGGGATTAAAGCTCAAGGTGATATAAATAAAAAAGCAGAACAATTAGCACGGTTAGGAGCTGGAGCTGTTGTTGAGGGAGGTAGAAGTAGAACAAGCAGAAAAGGTGGTGGTAGAAGTAATCAAACTTTAATGTTATTATCCCAATTATCAAAAGCAGAATCTATGGGTAAATATGTTAAAGGAGAAAGAGCAGATGCTGCAAGACATAATGCTTTGTTAAATTACCAAAATGATTTTGCTAAAGCTAATGCTAAGATAGGTGTAGGTGTTGGTGCTAAACAAGGTGTTACATATACTAAAGATAATAACGCATTGAAGTTTGCTAAGTTAGCTATCAGTGTAGCTACAGGTGACTTTGGTGGTGCGTTTGGTACCATGGATGGTGGTGGCAACGCTAGTCTCATCCAAGCAATTGCAGGAGGAGACAAATATGATCCAAGTACAGGCTGGGCAACTGGCAGAGGCTAATTATGACAAACTCAGGACTACAATGGGCAAGCCCCGAAACACCTAAACAGTACAATACAGATGATCAGTTAAAACTTAAAACTTTTACAGATTTAACTACTGCTACAGGTCAAGCTACTAAAGATGCGATAAAAGCACATGATGCTCTTACTAAATCTATCATAAATAGCATAGATACAGGTGAGGAGCAAAGAAAAGATATTATAGATTTTTATACAAATCTTGCTCCTAAAGCAGCTGGACAAGCTGTCAGTGCTTATAAGAATATAAAAGAAGCAAGAAAAGAGTTTAGACCTGTAATGGATGTTGATGAAGCTTTAGATGATCCAAAAGAATTAGTTAGGTATAATAAGCATCTACAGCATGATACCATGATCAATGATGTCATTGGTAGAGCTTCTGCTGTTACAGAAAATCAAGGGGATATCGTAGGTGCTCTTTCTATTTTAGATATTAATGATAGAAGTGAAAAGAAAGAAATTTTAAATAAATATATTAATGAAATCAGACCATCAGTTCATGAAACTATGTCTGATACAGTTTTTAAAATAGGTAAAAAAGAGTACACACTTAATTCAACAGATGATCCTAATATAGAGTTAGAAATAAGGAAAAGAATAGATATAGCTATAGCTGCTAATGCTTATAGAACTGGTAAATTTGGTAAAAATGAGATAGTATATGGTATACTTATACCTGCTAAAAAAGATAATAAAAAAAAATTCTTAGCTAGTACTGCTGCTTTAGCTGTAAAGAATAAACAAAATTTACTTATCAAAAGAAGAAAAAATCTAATAGAAGGTGTCAGAAGTAATGATCCTCTTGTTTTAGAGAATCATATCAATAACTTATTATTGAATGCTAGTAATACATTAAGTAGAAGACAAATAGCAGAAGGTACTGTTGAAGATCTTGTACAATTAGCAGAAATAGGTGCAGATAAAAATGGATTAGATCCATTAACTGTAAGAAATCTTCTATTGAATTCAGAATATAAAAACTGGAATGGTAATCATGCAAGTATAATTGATGCTTTTAATAAAAATGCAGATGGAAAAGGTAGTGAATGGCTAGCTAAACTTGATAAAATAATAGTTACTAATTTTGAAAATAAAGAAACTGCACTTAAAGCTACAGCCGCTGGAATTACTGAAAAGTACATACCTTTACTTTTGAATGCTGGTAGTATACAAGCAGAGCAAGAAATCGTAAATCAGTTAGAACAAGAAATTAGAGTAAATAAAAGTTCTGCATCTGGCGCTCGTATAGATAATTATTTATCTCAAGATATTAAAGCAATTAGAGCGTTTGGTGGTCTTAGAGATAGACATGAGAATCAATACAAAATGATACTAGCTAAATATAGAGCTAAAAAACCTGTATTACAATCTGATTTAGATGGTTTAGCTCCTGAATATATCAATGCTTTAGATAATGCTTTTGAATTAAAACCTTGGAATCAACAAGATACTTTAGTAGTAACTGATATTTTAAAGAAAGGTTTATTGAGACGAGATGTATTGAAAGCAGTTTTTAAAACATCTGATATAGGTTTATATCAATCAGATGTAGATAATCTAGAAATAGAATTATTAGAAATAACTGCTGGACATTATAATGAGTATATAAAAAATAATAATCATGAAACTGCACTGAGACTTGCTGCTGCTAAGACTAATTCATTACATACTGATATGATAAAAAATGCTTTAAAAAGAAAAGCTACTAAAGAAGATATCAGTATATTATCTGAAACTATTATTGGCATGGCACAACCAGGAATAGGTGATGTAAAAGATATACAAACACTTAAAAGGATTCATGCTGAAAAATTAAACTTTATAAAAGTTATCAAAAGCAATAATGATCTATTAAGAAATTATACTTTATTTAATAGTGAAGATAAATTAATAGGTGAAGATGAACAAGCTTTGACATTATTAAGTAGATGGAATGCTAATGGTGGTATAGGTAAATTACCTGATATTTATAAGCAATGGTCAGCAGCATCTGGTATACCTGTAGAGAGGATAGCTCTATATAGATTGAGAAGTCTTTCTGGAGAAAAAGGGGTAGCTGCAATTGAAGCAAATGATGAGTTTTTAGCTGCTGAAAAAATAACAATAGAAAATATAAATAATAAACATCCTAGTATTGATAAATTAATTAAATCTAAAAGTGCTGGAGAAGCTAATGCAGTAAGATTAAATTCAGAAATAATTAATGATGAAAATTTCATTACTTCACAACTTCATCCTTTAGCTAATGAATGGTCTTCTAATAATGAAAGTGTTACAGCATTTGATTTTATGCAAGTTTTACATAAAAAAGAAGGAGAACTTCCTACAGAAAAACCCATAACTAAAACTAGTATAAAAGATTTATATAGTATATTTAAAGAGGGTGACTATTATAATATAGGAGGTTTCGGAATACCAGATGAACCTACGTTTAAACTGATAGCTAGTTCATTATTAACATCAGGTCATATAACATTAGATACTGTTTTTGATCAAGAAACTCAAAAATTATTTTATAGAAAAGCGGCTGCTATACAGTCTCAAAAAATACAATTAATATCTGGTATACAGTATAATCAGACTCAATTTAATAAGGAACAATTAGAAGAGTGTGGTTTAGGTAATACTGAATATAATGGAGAATTATTAGAAAAAAACTTAACAGAATTCTGTAAAAAGAACTACAAAAGTAAAACAAAATGAATATAGAATCAGTCGATAAAGACTTAAATAAATCACCTATTAACGATATTAATTCTGCTTTCGATGATGCTGAAAAAAATCCTGATGAATTACAACAATTTATAGGACAAGATGAAGAACAAGGCATAGAAGAAAGAGAAGATCCCAGACAACAAGAGGGAGGAGGTGGTTTCAGAGGAGTTGTAAAAGAAGTACAATCAGCTTTATCGGGTGGTATTCAAGATACAGCTTCTTCTATAGCAACATTTCCTGAACGTACTGTAGATATGCTCTCTGGCGAAATGCAAAGAGAGAAGGCAACAAAAGGTTACTATAGACCTGATTGGTCTCCATTTGTAGATCATGAAAACCCTATCATAACTAATACATGGTGGGGTTCTTTGTTAAGAGGAACAGTACACTTCGGTACTATGGCTGTAGGTATTACTGCAGCAGCAGGTGCAGCAGGTGTATCAGCTCCAGCTTCCTTAACAGGTGTAGCTGGCTATAGCTTACTTAGAGCTGCTGGTATAGGTGCAGTAGCTGATTTAATATCTAAAGAATCTGATGGTCATAATGCTCTTGGTATGCTAAGAGATAGATATGGCTGGATGGATACTCCATTAGCTACAAAAGATACAGATCATCCTATGTGGATGAAGTTTAAAAATATTGTAGAAGGTATGGGTATTGGACTCGTATTTGATGGTGCTACTATATTATTAGGTAGAGGTACAAAAGCTGCTAAAACTCAAATAAGAAATAGACAAGGTAGTGTTGAATATCAAACTTTAAAGAAAGGTATTAGAGAATTAAGAAAGAATGAGTTTGGTGCAAGTAAAAATAAGAGTATTGCTTCTCC